GAAAAGAGGCGCAGCTATAGAGAAAAGTATGAAAACTGAATTTAAAACGCAAGCTCCTAAGAAAGAAGGCATTAGATTTGGTAACGAAGAAAGACCAATGGAAACTATGCCATCATTATCAAGAGGTGAAATGGTAGCGATGAATCCTATAAACAATGTGTGTAAAGAGTGCGGATCTCCTATGATGTACGAAGACAAAATGTGTATGGAATGTGGATATATGGAAGAAGCAAGTCTTTATGGTAAAGACGATACAATGGACGACGGATCTCCTTCAGATGCAGATATCGCTGCAGCAGAAGGTGGAGATGGAATGGGAGAAAATATGGATCATGAAGTTTCAATGGCTCAAAATAGCTTAAAAGCAATCGTAAGCGCAGCTAGTGAATTGATGAATAAAATGGGCCAAGATGAAAAAGATATTCCAGCTTGGATTCAAGATCATATCACAAATGCTGAAAACTATATTCAACAAGCTAGTCAAAACTATCATGAATACGGTGAACCTAAACACAAAGACGGTGTAGACTTAGAAGACTTAATGGAAAAGAAAGGAACTGATAAGTTTGGTTATACTCAAAATGCTCAAGCAGCTGGACCTTTTAGAGGAGCTCAAATGGCAATGCAACACCCAAGTTTAAATTTGGAAAAAAAGAAAAAACACGCTAGTAAATAATTATAAGCATGAATCTAGATAAATTAAAAGGACATATACCAGACAAAGTAATTGAACAAATTCCTGGAGTAATGGAGAAATTCCAAATCAATACTCCACTGCGTTTGGCTCATTTCTTGGCTCAGTGTGGTCATGAAAGTGGCGGATTTAGATTGACAAAGGAAAATTTAAACTATTCTGCAAAAGGTTTAAATGGTATTTTTAAGAAATACTTTCCAACATTAGAATCAGCTAAAGCTTATGAAAGAAAACCTGAGAAGATTGCTAATAAAGTGTATGGAAATAGAATGGGTAATGGTCCAGAATCATCTGGAGACGGTGCAAAATATTGTGGTCGCGGTTATATACAATTAACTGGTAAAGACAACTACACAGCATTCGGTAAATCTATTAACGAAGACATAGCCGCTAACCCAACAGTGGTTGCAGACAAATATGCTTTATTATCTGCTGCTTGGTTTTTTAGCAAGAACGGTTTACATAAGTTAGCTGATTTGGGTGCTACAGACGATGTAGTAACTAAGATTACAAAGAGAGTAAATGGCGGAACTATCGGATTACCAGACAGAATTAAACACTTTAAAGAGTATCACGCTCTATTAGCATAATGAATAAAGATTTAGACATATTAAAGGCAATTCTTTTAGAAGCAGAGGAAGACGAGAAAGCAGCTGAAGACAAAGAAAAAGAAGTAAAGAAAGACAACGCTGAAGAAAAAGTTGACGATCGTGCTAACGAAAAAGAAGACAAACCAGATTCTCCTTTCGATAAGGACCCAATGGGTTTTATTCTTAAGAAGTATCACACTTTGAATATATTATTAGAAGAGTTAATGACTCCTGCTTTTAAGGAATACATTACTGCAATATTCATTCAATCACCTAAGCCTACTAGTTTTAAAATTGTTTTACACAATAGCCAATACTTCTATTTAAGTTATATGGGAGACGGTACTTATCTTGCCATAATAGCTGGTAAAAGACACTATCTATCTAGTATCGGTGAGAAAGAAAGAGCAATGAAAGGCATTAGCCGATTATTACAACAAGGCAGTCCATTAAAAACAAAAGGACCAGACGGAGCAGAACAAGGAACAAGAGCAGACGGTGAAGACGATGGTAGTTTAAGTGGTGGAAATAATAGTGGAGGCGGAGATCAAACAGGCGTTGAAACTACACCAGCGGCTGAAGAAGGCGGCGAAGAAGCAGAACCATTAACTGAAGCTACTATTCTTAAAGGCATTTTAATGGAAGCATTTACAGTGTTTCCAAAATCAGAAAAAGAAATTAAAAATAAAGACATCAAATCTTTATTTACTGCGATTAAATCAAACACAGATATAGAAGACCCAATTGCTTTAGATCCTCAAGCGCCTAACGCAGTTAACATTACAAGAAAATTACAGACCGATAAAAAAACTATCGCGTCAATTAAAAAACTTACAGGCCAAGATATAAGCGGAGGTAAGATAAGATGGAACGGACTTTCTATTAAATTTGGAGAAGGTTCACGAGGCGGTAGAGGTGTAAAATCAAAAGGTTTAGGATTCGAAGGAACTTTAACAGCTGACTTAGAAAATTTAAAAGAGAACGGATTGAAAGATGCTAAAGATTTCAATCATCCTCAATTAGTTTTAGAAATGGCTAACGAATTAGGATTAAAAAAGGGAAATTTTGAAGTAATTCCAGAAGGCAAAAAGAATCAATCTAGACCTTTGAAAATAACTGCAAAAGGTCCTGAAATCGCATTCTCTGCAGGCACCGCAGCAGAAACTTTAACGGACATCACTATTAAAAAGGGAAAAACTCCTTACTATATATCGGCTAAATTTGGAGGAACTTTAACTTTCTTTAATTCAGGAATATCTACAATATTACCCGCTAACGAAATAAAAAGCGGAGAGATAAAAAATGAATCAGGAAAAATTCTTTTAAAGACTTTGGGAATAAACAACAAGTTATTCTGCCAAGTGTTTAATGATTATGGTAAAAAAGGATACACAGGTCCTAAGAAAAAAACTACTCCTGATGTGGCAAAATTACAACATCTAGTTAGTTCGGGTATTGGTGAAGGATATTACTATGCTCAAGCCGGTAAAGGCAGAGATCTATTTTTTAATATAGATAAAAAATACAATAAACAAGCTTCAACTATCACTTCTCCTGTGGTTGTTTACTACGGTGGTATTGATGGAAAAGGTAAAAGAATCGATTTAGTGTTCGAATCTGCTAAGTATTTTTTCAAGGTGAATATTAGAAACAAACAAGGTGGATTATATCCAACTCACATCATGTGTGACTATAAAGCTAAGTAGCACCATAAACTTTAGTTAACAACTATCAAGAAAATTTATTAAATTGGTTATATGAAAAAGACTACTTACGGTGTCATGAAAACTATTGATGGCATCACAATCCATTACGTACAAGATCCAGGTCAGAACAGAAAACCTCACAATTTAAACGGACCCGCTATGATTTATCCTGACGGGAAGGAGGAATATTATATAAATGGCCTAAAAATGAATGCTTCCCAATTTACACTGATTAGTAAAAAGCGTATTTATAGCGCTGTGGAAGAAGAAGCTTAGTGACATATTTATTAGAAAACTAAAAACTATGAAAATAGCAACAAAAGGCGCTATCGTCTTATTTTTATTGGCCGCTGTTTGGTTAATTTTTAAAGAATTCGGTGAAGTTAGATTTAAGACCGAATCTTATGAAAACAAGATAGAAGAGTTAGCCATTCAAATCGATTCTTTACACGGTCAAAACGATAGTTTAGAGGCTACAATCCAAGTGGTAGAGCAAGAAAACTTGGTTTTAGAACAAAAAACTAAGACATTATCTAGCAAAGTAAAAGAATTAAAAGAAGACAAGTCAGAGTTAGAGGCCGCAGCAAAAATGAGACCTCATGAGATCGATAGCTTCTTTGTAAAGAGATACGAAGCTCAATATAAAGTAGAAACTAAGGACACTACTATTTTACCAGTTCCAGTTTCTAAAGCAGTAGTAGTTGACCTAGTAGATTTAGACAGAACTAGAAATATTGTATTAAACCAAGACAGCTTGATCACTAATTTAGAATCTACTGTAAATGGTAAAGACAAAGTAATTGTAACCTTAAGAACTAAAGAGGGTAACTACGAATCAATCATACAAAAGCAAGTAGAACAACAAAATAACTATAAAGTAATTGTTGAAGGTTTAAAGGGTGACATTAAAAAATTGGATAGAAAAAACAAAATAAATAAGCTTGCTAAATTCGGTATGGGATTCTTAATCCTAGGTCTTGCAGTAACGCATAAATAATGTCAGAGAGTCAAATCGATATAAAGCAAAGAATTAAGGAAGAGTTTGTAAGGTGCGCTCAAGATCCTGTGTATTTCATGAAGAAGTATTACATGATCCAACACCCACAAAGAGGTCGAATGCTGTTCGACCTTTATCCTTTCCAAGAAAAGGTTTTAAAACTATTTCAAAAACATCCGGATTCAATCATAAATAAGTCAAGACAGTTGGGTATCTCTACCTTAGTGTCCGCTTACTCTTTGTGGTTGATGGTATTTTCAAAAGATAAAAACATTCTTGTAATTGCGACTAAGCAGGACACTGCAAAGAACATGGTTACAAAGGTTAGATTCGCTTACGATAACTTGCCTAACTGGATGAAGATCGGAGCTGGAGCAACTTCTAACAACGCATTAAGTTTAAGATTAACAAACGGTTCTCAAATCAAAGCTGTATCAGCAGCCGGTGACGCAGGTCGTTCGGAAGCCGTGTCGCTCTTGGTAATAGATGAGGCCGCGTTCATTGATAATATTGAAACAATCTACACTGCGGCTAAGATGACCTTGGCTACGGGTGGTGGATGTATCGCGTTATCTACTCCTAACGGTGTTGGTAACTGGTTCCACAAATCTTACACCGACGCTCAATTACAAAAAAATAACTTCTTACCAATCTCTTTACCTTGGACGGTTCATCCTGAAAGAAATCAAGATTGGAGAGATATGCAAGACGTAGATCTAGGAGTTAGAAACGCAGCTCAAGAGTGTGATTGTGACTTTGCTACCTCAGGTAACACAGTAATTCCTCCAGAAGTTTTAACTTGGTACGAAGCGAATATGATATCCGAGCCAATCAATAGAGAAGGGCAAGAAAAAGCACTTTGGATTTGGGAATACCCTAAGCCCACCACATACTATATGGTAGTAGCCGACGTAGCGAGAGGAGACTCAATGGACTACTCTGCCTATCATGTTATAGATACAGAGACATTGACACAAGTAGCTGAATTCAAAGCTCAGACTGATACCAGGATATTTGCCAACGAGCTTATAGCAATAGCAACAAGATACAACCAAGCTTTATTGGTAATTGAAAACGCAAATATTGGTTGGGATGTAGTTCAAGGCGTGGTGGAGAGCGGATACTCAAATATTCACTTTAGTCATAGATCTGACAGTAACGCGGATTTGAACAGTTACCTACAAGTACATTATGGAAACTCAACTTTAATACCAGGA